TTGTAGTGTGCCACGACGAGCACACCACTGAGCAATACGAGTGTACTTGCTAAGGCCAATGAGCTTTTGAGCGGCAATAATCCCGATATAAGCAACGCCACTGACAGGTTGGTGGTGATGACTACACATACTGCGAAGCTCACTACGTACCACAAGCATTCCTTCGTAGCGGTCCGTTGAGTCATTGGGAAATGCTGTTGCGTCGGGTGCCGGTTCATATCTTCCTGCCATTATTTCGTTAAAGTACATTTTAGCAAGACGTCGAGCCGTGCCTTGAGAGTTGGGATCTGTTTCACGATCAATAAGCAATCGATCTAACACAGTTTCAAATGCTTCTGCGGCTTCGTCAATCAGTCGTTCTACATCACCATCGTGCAGATAGTCACTGACGTTGTCGCCGGCCCAAAAACGTTTGTTGTCACGTTTCATTTTAAAGCGAATAGCATCGCCTAGGTAACCTTCTTTGTAATCTTTGTCTGACATAATTTCAGTTGCTGTTGTAATTGCTAATGTGTCTGTGACTGTATCGCCGTGGCGGTCTGGTATAAATTTCTTTTTGGTATCCGAGTGAAACACTGGATGTGGTGCAAACTCTTTTTTCAATCATAATCTCCGATGTTAAGGCAGTGGATTGCCATTGTGTTATTATATAATATATTTAGGTCGTTGTCAAGGCACAATAGTTATTTTTCTACAATCTGGATAATCTACTGGGACGGGAGTTGGCCGATTTGCCTTGACACCTTCTAACAATGCAAGGCCTTGAATGGCTTCTTCGATGGTGGGTTTGTAGTGATAGCCAACTCGAAACACCTGTTGTGATTCCCACGGCGTGATGGTCAAATCTCTGCCATCGTAACGTTGTGCTAGCATAGTATCGTACGCTTTTACATCATCTAACAAGATAGCTCCACCACGGCCGATGTGGAGTGGCTTGCCATGTCCAAAGCTCAAACAGGTTAGTGTATCTGGGCGATACATGTCCTGTTCAAGTCTGCGAGCACTGTCCCAAATGCGTGTTTCAAGTATGGGATATTCACCAATCCAACGTTGCCAGGCATGATCAAGGTACTCGTATTTGATACCTAGCTTGTGCATGGTCATTGGAATACTCAAGTAGGTATAAGGAGTAAACTTGCATTCCTTGACTTGATCATATCGTAAACACATTTCAATAGCGTGTGTACAGCAATCGGTCATGATTGCATACGGAGCACCTGTAAACTCTGCTAGTGCTCGTTCAAACTGTAGTATTTTATCGAACATACCAATTCCAGGCATGTTGCACAATGTAGTGAAGTGTATTATATTGCCACTTGCCAGCGACTTTTTCAAATCTGCCAGCATTGGCTGTGAGCTCGCTTGGATCTCCGGGTCTAGGATCACCTATGGTAACTTTGAGTTTGCGTCCAGTAATTGATTCGGCTACAGAAATAATTTCCTGATTGCTGGTACCTTTGTTGCTGCCAAGATTGTAGACACCGGTTGGAATATCATCATCCAGCGCACGAATATGTGCTCTTGCAATGTCCTCAACGTGCACGTAATCTCGAACACAGGTTCCGTCAAAGGTGTTAAATTGATTCCCGTTTAACACAAACTCTTTGTCGTCACGCAGGCTTTCTAACACTCTAGCAATGATGTGTGTGGCACCAGGTTCTTGACCATGTCGTGCTTGAATATCTGCACCGCAAGCATTGAAGTATCGGAAAATCACTGGTTGCAATCCATATGCACGGAAATAACTTTGCAACATCATCTCAGTCATGAGTTTGCTTTCGCCGTAGGGACTTAATGGCAGTGCTGGATCTTCTTCCTGACACGCACCCATGATGGGTTCGCCGTAGACCGATGCCGAACTGCTGAAAATGATTCGAATGCTAGATTGCAACTTGGCCGAAACAACAGCATCTATCATCTTTTTTGTACGTACAAAGTTGTTTTGATAGTACAGTTCCGGATCACTGACACTAGGACCAACTAAACTTGTTCCGGCACAATGAATAATTGCCGATGGCTGATGCTGAAACATAAAGTCAATGGCACCTTGGCTGGCAAAATCTCCTTGGTATACGTGAGACAATGCCGTTTGTACATTTGTAGTACATGGACGAATGTCAACACCAATTACTCGGTAACCTAAATCGTTTAATTGAAGTGCAGTTTGCCCTCCAATGTAGCCCGAGCTTCCGGTAACAACTACAGTTTTTGTCATATATATTCTTTCAAAGATCGCTCAAGGCCCCATAGGGGAAAATTATGTGATGCTAATCTAGCACCGTTGCCAGTGAAACAATGATCACTGGTGGATAAAAATTTTACAAGGCTGGGATCAACTCCGTGTTGCTCGTAGTATACACGCAATACATCACTTAGTCTATGTTTCTGATCATAGACAAGATTTACATCATTGCATTTTAAATTACCTTGTATGGTTTGATCAATTACCACTGCAAGATCATGCAAACTAAACAAGTCAAGAAATCTGTCATTCTCAAATCGAAAGCGGCGATTGGTGGATATATTTTTTACCACATCTTGTAACGGGCTAATATATGCTGTATCAGGTTGACCAAAACTACCAAACATTCGCAAGTTATAAAAGTTTGGTATTTGTGTCACTAGTCTAGCAATAATATTTTTACTACAACCATGAGATTGGGCCGGATACCGTTGAAACAATTGTTCCTCAGTGGTTTGATCATTGACTGCATCAACATCAAACTCAGCGCCTGATGCCAGATTTATAAACTGTTGGTAATGCTGTTTACAACTGGCCAGGTTGTTAAACATAAAAAGATTATTGTGAAATATTGTTGGATTTAATGTACGAACAGCCCTGCGTCCATAAGCGGCACAATGTATTATGGTATGAAAGTTTTTGCCAGCAAAAAAGGCCTGTACCATCTCTCGATCTAACAAATCCAAGTCTTGATGATTGATGGCAGTGACATCGTACCCAGGTAGATTGTTTGTTAGGTAAGATCCAACAAAGCCCCCGGCGCCTGTGATTAGTATTTTCATAAAATTTATATAATGTTAATTAACAATTGGGATTTTCCAAATACCAGTTGACTGTTTGCAACAATCGTTGTTCAAATGATACTGGCTCTCTCCAACCTAGATCATACAGTTTACTGGGATCCACAGAGAAACATAAATCATGGCCAGGCCGGTCAATTGGCACCAATCGATACTTTAACTCTTTGCCCATCAACTGTGCAATCAACTTTGCAAACTCTAGATTGTCAATAAATTTTGGTCCAGCACTGTTCCATTTTTCACAACGGACGGATTGTGTTTCTAATATAAATCGAGTATGGCTGGCCACATCGCCGGCATAGAACCAACGACGTCCGCCGATTATCTCGCTGGCGCCCACGTGTATATCTACAGTTTCGTTGTTGAGTAATTTGCGTATGATAATCACCGGCAAGCGATTGCTTTGGCAACGTGGCCCAAAGGTATTGTTGATGTGTATGATGCTGGCAGGGACATTGAACGAGTTGGCATAGGCCAGGCATAATTCTTCACCGGCTGCTTTTCCAGCCGCATAAGGACTATTGCTGTTGTAGGCATCGTTGGGTTGACTATCCTGTCCAATGGATATAGGGCCAAACACTTCGGCACTGCTATAATATACAAATCTTTCAACTCCAGTATGACGGGCATGTTCCAACAAGTTCAATGTACCCAGCACATTGTCCATGACAGACGCTGTGGGGTCACTCAAGCTGTCGGCTGAACTGGGATTAGCGCCAGCGTGTAATATAATATCTGCCGGTGGCAAGTGCCTACAAGAATTTTTAATGTCGTGCTCAAGAACAGTGACACGATCAAGCATGTGGTTGATCCGTTCCATATTAATTGAACCAGGTCGTACCACGCAGATCACACGATGGTCTTTAAGAAATTCCTCTACTAAGTAGTGTCCAATGAATCCATTGGCTCCAGTAATCAATACTGTTTTCATGATTTGTATTTGTAAATAAGATCAGATGTGTGGCTTAACACTTGACTATATCCTAGATCATTTAAGAACTTGTCAAGCATTTTTTTATTTGTGTTGTATCTTACGGCCCACGGCTCGTACCATTCTATCATAAGTAAGGGATGATATTTTTCAATAGTACGTTGTGCGCCTTGCAACGCAAAAAGTTCATAGCCTTCAATATCTAACTGTATGAGATCACAGGCCGGTAAATTCATATCATCAATGATTACTGTGGGTACATTACCTGAGCCGCTTACGTGAATAGCGCCCGAATCATGGCCTCTGTGAATGTTTACAAATTTTCTTTCATTGCCCACACAGGCCTGTGTTTTTATTACGTTATTACCGCAGTTCAAAGTCAAACACAAAAAATTTATTGGATCTGGTTCAAATGTATACACTGTACCAAATCTTTGACTAAACTGCCTTACATACTGTCCACAGTTGCCGCCGGCTTGTATCACAACACCACTGCCAGTGACATGTGTCATCAACTCATCAAAAAACTCTGGGGTTATGCGGTGCTTGTGCATGTAATCCCACATGCTCCAATCGTACTGAGGCCACCACAGATTTTTTAATTCCGGGTAAGGCGAACTGTCTCTTAATTCAATTAGGTTTTCTAGTCCAGGAATCTTTTGGTATGAGGAATTTGTCATGGTGATTTAAATTTTAACAATCATTTCCTGTGCTAACTCTTCATCTGACAAGAATGGCGTTAGATCATGTAGTCCTGCTTGTTTTCCATTTTTTAATGCTTGTGCAGGAAGTATTTCTTGCTCGTTAAGACATTGGCAGTCTATAATGACTGGACCTTTTTTCTTAAGGGCATTGGGAAAATGAAGACGCAGATCTTCTTTTGTTCTAATATCCACACAAGGCATGCCAAATGCTACTGCAATACTTTTAAAGCTGGGAAACCATAGTCCACTTTCGGAACTGGTCCCATGCACCCTTCCTTCAAAGTATTTTGTCTGTGTATTTTTAATACTTAGGTAACCGTTGTTATTGAGAATAACAAACTTGATATCCAACTCGTGTTGTTTGACTGTTGCTAATTCTTGAATGTTACTCATAAAACTACCATCGCCAATGATAGCAATAACAGGCTGTTTGCTTGCCAAACTAACTCCAATTGCTCCAGGCAAGGCCCAGCCCATGTCAGCTTGAGCTGGACTAAAAATAAATCTTTGTCCGTGTTTAGCATTTAATGCAACAGGACCTGCATAGCTAATGCTGCCGGCATCGCCCATTAAAATGTCATCGGCTGAACTATGTTGATTAACTGCATCAAGTATGGCATAGATGTTTAACTGAAAATCATTTTCAGTTGGACGATATTCTTCCTGCATTACCGGCCATTTGGCTTTCCAGTGGTTGCATTTTTCAATCCATTCGTCTCTTGTCATAGCATTGCTCCAAAAAACTCAGTCAATGTAGTATTGTATGCTTCGTCTATATGAATAATATTTTTGTTATATTCGTCTGCATCAATGTCAATCATGATTTTATAACTCTCAGGACTAAACTGTTTAGGGTCATAACCAATAACACTACTTCCCAGGCTGCTACCTAAAATCAATAATAGATCGGCATTCTGCATGGCAAAGTTACCTGCACGACTACCTTTAATTCCAACTGCGCCTACGTTCAATGGATGGTAGAAATCATTATAATCTCTTGCGCCATATGTACTAACGTATGGGATTTTATATTTCTCAAGAAACTGATTGAATTTCTGAACTGAATTAGATTGTCGGATACCATACCCTGCAACTACAATAGGTCGTTGAGACTTTTCAAGAGCTCGTTTAATAGGTGCAACATCAATAGGACGTTTTCGTTTATCAATTTCAAACTCTAAATACTCTTTTGGCATTTGTGCTGTTTGAACATCGCTAGGAATGTCCAACCAAACAGGGCCTGGTCTATCGCTCTTAGCAATGTGGATAGCTAATTGTAACATAAAAGGAACATCTTCCGCTCTAGTAATAAACTTACTAAACTTTGTCATTGACTTATAAGTTTCAACAACATTGTGTTCCTGTACGCCATATTTTCGAATGTTTAAATTCTTGGTTTCATTTATAAAACTAGAACAAGTAGAAGTTTTAACATTGCCGGAAATGAATAATACTGGCGTGGAATCTTGCCAAGCATTTAAAACAGATGTAGCGCAATTTGTTCCTGCACATCCAGTTGTGGGATTGACAACTGCAATGTTTCCGGAAAATTTAGCTTCCCCTATTGCAGAATGACCTGCGCCTTGTTCATTATGATAGCAGATGTATTGAATCTTACCTTGTTTAATAAACCCATCATTAAGTCCACTTGCACCACCGCCCATAAGACCGTGCACCCGCAATACACCTATACTATACAAATATTCAGCAATCCAATCGCAAACACGCATATTAACCTCCAAACAAACTCATAAAACCATCCACCTGTTCACCAATGTACTCAATTTGTTCCGGCGTGATAACTGGGCTGCATCCGTGGAAGAATGTGTTCTTCATGGTGAAAGTGGCCACAGGGTAATTGTCACGTGCGTCTGCAGGATTCATCAAATGACTGTAAGCAGGTTGCAACATGATGTTACCAGCAAAGTAAGGACGAGTTTGAATCAAACGCTCTTCCAAGTAGTCTACAATGTCGTTGCGTGTGAACGGTGCTCCTGCTCTAATGGTAAGAGGAAATGCAAACCAACTTACATCTGCATGTTCTCTAGCACGTGGCAAGTGGAAAAACTCTTCGTACTTTTCGTAAATGGCAAACAACAAATTGTAGTTGCGTTGACGCAAAGCATGTATTTCGGGCAGTTTCTTGATTTGTTCAAGACCCATGGCTGCTTGTAGTTCGATGGGTTTTAGATTGTAACCAATCTCGTCATACACATACTTGTGGTCAAATATTTCTCCGGGCATTTCTGGGATCCACTCGTTAAAACGTTTGCCGCATGTGCCACATTTTAACTTGTTGGCATCGGGTCCAACACAGTAGCATCCACGACCCCATTCACGTAGCGAGCGCACAATAACTTCTTGTTGAGCATCGTTCATGGCCACAAAACCACCTTCACCCATGGTCATATGATGTGCTGGATAAAAACTGCATGATGCCATGAGACCAAAACTGCCCAGGGGTTGTCCTTTGTAGGTGGTACCTAGGCCATCGCAACAATCCTCAAGCAACACAAGATTGTGTCGTTCAACTAGTTCCATGACATGGTCCATGTTAGGAGGATTGCCCAACACATGAGCAAATGTAATAATTCGTATGTCAGGATCGTTGGCAAGTAGTTGTTCAGCCTGAACTAGATCAATGTTCAAGGTATCAATTTCAATGTCGCAAAATACAGGTGTAAAATTATTTTGAATAGTTGGATTCAATGTGGTGGGAAATCCAGCAATGGGCATCAACACCTTGGTGCCAGCAGGAAAATTGTAACCACGCTTGGACTTCATGGCAGCCATCATGAGCAAGTTGGCACTACTACCTGAATTGGTCAACACTCCACGAGTCTTGCCAAACTGTTCAGGAAAACTGCGTTCAAATGCTAGACTTTTATTGCCCATTACTAGCCAACCGTTTAACAATGCTTCTGCGGCAGCCACATACTCATCTGAGTCGAAGTGCGGACCTGCATAATTTACAAAGTCTTTACCTGCTTCCCAAGTCTTGGCAGCATGTTTAGCATCAATATATTTTTTAATGTCTTCTAATATTTGTTTCATAATTTAATTCCAAACTGATTAGAAATTTCTCTCATGATGTTTATCACTTCCTGACTACCTCGACTGCCGTGAAAATGCAATATGTGTGCCTGATTTATGGATATACGGTTCCATTCATCGTGCCAAGTTATTGCATTTTGATCCAAGAACCTTAAACGCATTGCTTGATAGGCCATCTCTGGATGTAATCGATCAGACTCGTCAATGTCTTGGCTCCAAAACATAGCATTATGCCTTAACTGATCAAAACCCCAATTACGGTCAGGATGAGTTTCTCTTAGTTCTAGCCAGTCTTCTCCAAGTTTCCATACCTGGTCCAACATGGTATGTGGATAATATTGTATATCATCGTTGAAATGGTGTATACAATCTTTATAACTTTTTGGATCAGTATAATTAAACAATCGATACTGGGAGAATCTGTCAGAAAACAATTCTGTGGGTCGGATCATAAGTGTGTCGGCCCCTGCCCAAAATATGTTGCAAGGTTCCCGGTGCCACAATTCTTTGATATCTAGCCAATTTTGATATGCACAAGTATCGCCGTTGGTGGCAGGATCCGTCCACAGTATTGTTTCAAATGGTTCTTTTACAAAATGTCGAAAACTGGCCAGTCTTAAATGATACATTTCTTGATAGTCTAAATATAATTGTGAACTATCATTGCCCATCCAATTTTCTGAAATAGGCCGAACCGAACATACCAAATAATTCTTTACCATACAAAATTATTCCTGTAGTGGTTGACTACCTGGCTCAATTCTTGATCAAAATCAGCAGTTGCTGACCAGCCCAGTTTTTTTAGTTTGCTATCATCGATGGCATATCTTACGTCTTGCCCTTGTCTAGAACTGGGGGTAACAAAAGATTCCCAGTCATGATCGTGATCAACTCCAAAATAGCAAGACAGTATTTTTTTTATTACTTCTCGATTTGGCATTTCAGCATTGCCACTTATGTTGTAGATTTCATCAGTGACCCCTTGATCAATGATGTGTATCACAGCACGAGCAGTGTCACCTGCATGCAGCCAAACTCGACTGGGATTTCCATTGTCATGCAAATCAATTTTGCGATTTAGTGATAAGAATTTGATTGATTTTGGAATTAGTTTTTCTACATACTGACCAATACCATAATTGTTTGTGGGTCTAACAATCACATAACGAATGTTGTGAGTACGTGCCCAGGCCAAGACCAGCATGTCGGCTGCAGCCTTGCTGGCACTGTATGGATTACTTGGTGTTAGGATGTCAAGCTCGGTGTGACTACCTTCAACAATGTCTCCATAAACTTCATCAGTACTGAAATGCAAGAAAATTGGTCTACGAACTGGCGGCATTGCTCGAATTAATTCAAGCAAGTGATGCACTCCATTAATGTTACTCCGCAAAAACACATCGCTACTCATGATGCTGTTGTCTACATGAGATTCAGCCGCGGTGTTAATCACATAATCACAGTCGTAGAGCAATTCAAGATCATTGATATCTTGTTGTAAAAATTTAAAGTTTGGATTTGCCTCAAACTCATCTAACAACTCTGGGTTGCTAGCGTAGGTTTTTTTGTCCACACCCATCACACGCCAACCACGTTCAAGACATTGTTGAGTTACATGTCCACCTATAAATCCCAAGCATCCGGTAACATAAACTATTTTCAAGTATCAATCCTTTCTCATATGATACTTAGCCGCCGCCACATGGTCGCGGTATCTATTACCCGCACGATTCCACTGTTCACCTTTGCCCTGGATGATGTCAACTACACGATCGATTGTGCCATTGTTCCAGTCGCTAATCTTGCCAATGTTAGAATGTTTGTCCTCTAACAATCTTAAAAGTTTTGATGTCGCATCTTCTATGCTCCAGGGAACATAAAGTCTATCAGCATCATTTGCAAAAGTTTCAGGGAAACTGCGATATGCAGGATATAATACATTAGCACCAAGAGTGTCTGCTTCAGAGACTGTGTTAGAAACCCAGTCTTGTAACGCACAATTAAAAAGCACACGAGTATCATTGAGATGGGCGTAGTAATTATTTTTGCTTATGTTATCGTAAATTTCTAATTTACCATCTGCCATCATTTGGCAAGCGCGAGTTACATAGTCTGGATTGTTACTACGTAACGGACCACCTGAGAAAATAGCAAACTTAATCCAAGGTCGGTCTTCCTGGATATGTTGTGCCAAGTCCATAAAGAAACCTGGTTGTTTCTCTTGATCGAATCGTGCCGCAAACCCAACACGCATACTGCGTTGGTCAAAAGGTTTGATATTCTCTGCGCCGCCAATGCGTTCTAACACTTCCTCTTTGCCAAATGCTAGGCCACTAATATTATATATAGGAGCACGCCATCCAGCAATGCGCATATGAGCAACCATCTCCTCGTTTGTGGCAAGAACTCCGTCCACGAACTCGTTAACCATTTGTTCGTAGAGGCCCATCCATTTCGCCATACCCCATACATGCACGAAGTCATCAGGATCAATGGACTGAGCAAGACAGCGCACATACACACGAGGACGTTGATCAGCAGGAACCTGATTAAGGATATAAGGAAGACTTTCGATACCGGGCTGAAACATGTCTTCAAAATAGATAACATCCGCACTGGTGACCTCTCCATTCTTCATCAGTTGAACCAGATTCATCATCTGGCTCATGCCAAAATAACTGCGTCCATGTGCGTCTAGCACTTGTCCTACTGAGATAGCTTGGCTGTTATCAATAGTAGTTCCGGGAACATACACCACGTCGAGACCTCTACGGTCAAACACACGTCGGTTCCACTCTGTTAGTTGTAGTGTATAACGGGCTTCGTAGCTCTCCAAGCCCATGTAGTAGAGTTTTCTCATTTATAATCAATACCTACGAAATACTGGGCGAGAATCTTGCAGCCACATGTCCTTGGCAAACTTGCCTTGTGCAAATTTACTGAACTGTTGGTAGGCATAACTTTTCCAATTATATAGGTCAGTTTCGTTGTAACGATACCCATAATCTTGACAAAATTCTAAAAACTTTTCCAAGTCTTCAAAAATTTGTTGAACACGGGGGTTGGGTGCAAATGTAGGTTTTGCCATTTTGTTTTTCTCTCTTAAACACTAACAAGTTGAGGGCGGTGAGTTTCATATTTAATGATGCAGCCGTTTTCACCATCTTCGGCCACTTCAATCCATACTGCACGATCAGGATAACGATCGGCAATTTGTAGATACAGATCATCTGCAATCATCTCGCAGGATTTAAAATTAAGTTCCAGTGTTCCGCCAGCATAGAGTTTCTCTAACCAGCGTTTGAATTGGATAAACTCAATGTCGCGATCGTTGTGAAATACATCAATCCACACACGGAAATGAAAGATGTGTCTATGAGGCACGCCAAGAAAACTGACATCGTACTCATCACCGGTTGCCAATGCAGGATCCGAGGCGGCAGCTGGATACTTGTGGATGCCTTCTTTGCGGAAGGTGACCCAAATTTTTCTATCTGCACGTTGTTTAATTCTTTCCACTGTTTCTCTCTGTGCTTGATTCATTGTTAGTTTCCTGTTTTAATAAAATTTTTTCAAATGCTTCATCTTCGTTCTTTTGGTCTTCAATCACTCTTGGATCAGGCTTGCGAAAGATTGCATCAAAGTTGTTGCCAAACTGTTTTTGGCTTACACTAAATGGTCTTGATCTTGATCCTTTGCTCATAAGCTGCCTTTAAGTTCTGGTAAACGTGACTGGATAAAGTTGGCAAATATTTTACCACCAACTTCTGGACAGTAATGAAATCTTGGTAAATCCTGTTTGACCATCTTACCGTAACTAAATTCCCGGGGCTCCACAATATTTTCATGCGGGATCCATTCAATGTCTGGCCTAAAATCGTCGGTAAACAACGACTCAATAAACAGCAAAAAAGGAATCTTTGCATTAGTTAATCGGTGACACGCGGCACCGATAATCCAGGCGTCGGTCTGGCGTTTTAAATTGGAATCATAAAGGTACAACATGTAAGCCTGCAATGCTTGATATTGATCTGATGTCAAATCGTCTTTGTAGTTGTCTGAGTTTGGTCCGTGAAACGCAAGATTATTCATGCTCTCACTGATAATACAGGGGTCAATCAAAAAGTCATGCTTGGAACTTAGATCAGGATGTGGACTATATTTAATGTTTGCTAGCTTGCGTGATTTTTTATAGATAGCCAATTGTCGCTCATCAAAGCTTGCCCAATTAAATGCAGATTTCAAAGCGTTCCACATGTTTTGATTTTTTGTTAAAATTGGAATTTCAATTCTGTCAGGAGTTGTTGTACCAATAATCACAACATCGGCTTTCATGGCAATGGCTTGATCTATTTGCAAGGCTATAGCAACATTGCTACAACCTCCTCTTGCAAGACTAATTAAATCATAGTTGAGTTGCCTGGCAAGAATCTCACCAAAGCTACGATCAGGCCATTCAAGATCAGAGCTAAACCAGCTATCACCGCAAACTGCTAATTTGGTCATACTGCTTATTTTAATACCTTGTCTTGTTCGTAATGATCCCAATCTGTAAATACAGCCGGGTCCATTAAATTGTGTAGTCGATGACACCAAACTCCAGGATTGGTTGCCGCAAAGTCTCGATCATCAAGCTTGATCATTGTATTATAATTCCATAAGCGGATGTAGGGCAAGCTGATTCGGATTTGTGGAATAAAATTGTTGTACTCGTTTAATCCACCGTCATTAAACTGCTCAACTGCCGACATTGGAATATCCAACGAGCATAGATAACCCTTGTCAAGAAAGCGTTGTATCATACTTTCCCATCGTTGCCATTCTAAATGATCATCGCGCCGTGGATTAAAACTATGATTGGCCCCAAAGAAAATGTGTTCAGCACCAATGAGTTTTGCTTCAATGTCAGCAACAGGCTGTATGCCTACAACAAACAAAGTGCGTTTACCAAATGCAGGTGTGCGCTCTACCTCAATGCCGGTAAAAAAATCAACATTGCTGTGTCCATCTCGATTCATTATACACTGTCCTCTAATGCTTCTAGCAGTTCTGGGTTAAGGTCATCATCGGCGTCTGAGGAGTTGTCGACCTCAAACAAGTTGTTAAACATGGTATGAGCATTCACTGCTCGCTTACCGGTATAGCCACGGGTGCCAATCACACGTTCCCATATATTAGCATGATCATCAATTATTTGCAAGCTCTTCTGGCGATCCCGGGCCGCAAATACTCGATTAATTACACTACGGAAATCATACCAACGGTCATTTGGGTGCAACAGCATGTCTGGCCCTTCACCACCATCATAGATTCGGTTTGCTCGTTGCACTGCTTCAAGGTGCATCCAAACATTATGACCCATTAGTAATGCGTAGCTGAAACTGTCCCACGATGTCTTGCCTTCCTTGCCAATTTTATTTAGGTCACCGGGCTTGTAGTAACAAATATCTGAAACTTTGAGACGTTGTGAAATTGGGCTATCTTCAAACACTTTGTGGATACCATCTTGGCGTACAGCATCGCCGAACAATCTGCTATCAACTGCGTATTTTTTATTGTCCACAGTAGAGCTCATACGATAACTCCACTTGTCACGATTTTTAGTGACAATGCTGTGATACAATTGTCCATTTGCAGTGGCCAGGAAAGGACTTGCGCAATCAAAACTAATTGTAAATGTGGGGTTGTGGTGATAGCGTACAGCACGTTGAATGTCAGTGAGCAACACTGCCCACTCTAATTTGCTAGTGCCCAAGAAGTGCATCCAATCGTGCAAGCCCGATTCCAACAATCCATCATGCATGAGGTTTACTAGGCGTCGCAACACCAAGTGAACATCACACATGTTTTGTCCACCCATGCCCCATCCATCGAACGGACGCTGATGCTTGTTGGGATTACAGTAGTCCTTCATGGTCTCGTACCAATGATCTGCATCAGCATGGTTGGCACCCTGTAATACATTTAGGATTTTAGTATCGCCGTGTCGATTGTGCATCCAGTATTCATTGTTGAACTTGGTGGCATTTACAGCATCATCGTAGCTGTAGATGCCTGATGCTTTGGCCCACTCAGGATTGGTACAAGTCCAAGTGGGGATATCCATGGTCATGCCATGTGTGGCAATACCGCACTGCCATTCCAACACAGCTCTGCGTTTCTTTTCAGCGTTCTTGTCTTTGGGGTTGGCCCACTCTCCGGGCCAAACACCTTTGGCAATTTGGAACCCTCCTGAGTCACACAACAATGTTGTGCCAGCTTCACGATTGCGAACCATGTCTTCTTTGGGAGATTTGCGTGTTAAATCTAAATCAGCGTGTCCTGCAGAGTACAGGCTCCACTTGTAGGGAAACAATGCTTTTTGACTGTTTAGCCAATTTAATTGTTCCATGTCTTGGAGGCCAGCAGGCATACGATCATCGGGCACAAATTTTTCAAATCTCTGTTTGCCCACATACGTGGAATAAAAACTGCTGATGGCAGGTAAAAATACTGCGTAGTCGTTTTGTTTTGCTGTTAAATTATCTTGTTCCATCTTGCTCCTTTGTCACCAACGCAACCATCATATCTAATTTTTCTTTCAAGTCTTGGATGCCTGGGTGCAATTCCATTAAAGATTTGAACTTGGTCTCTTCATCACGTTTGACTCGAACCCAATCCAACAACGATTCAGCTTCGCCAGTTAATCCAATGCTGGCATAGTTGGCACTGATTTCCTTCCAAGCAACACCATCCCAAACTTCCATGTTACTGGCATTAGTATTGTATCTAACTTGGCCAGCACCTTGTGCTCCGGGACTGATATATGGTGTCATCGGGCTACCACCAGTAGTTTGCATGTAGCGGCCCATGGGAGCAATAGATTTAATCATAGCTTCATACTTTCCATGGTAATAATCTTGCCCAGGCTAGACTCAAAGTTTTCACCATCATGAATTAGATAAGTGGTGAACAAGTTACGATCGTTGCGTTCATCATAGGTACGGAAAATAACAATCTTTCCACCATGTGCAGATTTTACTTGAATATTTAGGCCGCCGTCGGGCAAGTCGTTGTTGTCATCTCGACTTCTAATAATACTATTTCGTCTTTGTTTTGAACTTGTCATGGGCACGTAGGCATCGTCTTCACGAGTATCCTCTTCAATGCCCAATGATTGTTTACACTTCTTAGTAAACCAGTGATCAAACCATTTCATACTTTTATCTTTCTATCTGCTAGGTATTGTTCCCACTGCACCCATGTGTTCTGAACCAGGAATCCCCAATCACGTTGCTTGGGACCAGGCACGAACATTGTCCAGCAGTCTGTTCCTGCTTCAAGCTCAACACGGTGATAGCTATTAGCAGGGCAAATACGGAAGTGCCCAGGACCACGCCAATGCCGTGTTTCACCGATCTTGGTACCTGTACCATCAAAGACAGGAGTCCATTCATGGTATCCACCTTTTAAGATAAGTGTAGCGTAAGGCCAAGGATGATCGTGTACGTCATCGGGATCAGACTTAAGAAACTTGTGCAGGAACACGTTAAAAGGGAAGCGATTTCTATCCTTGAGGAAAACATAATAGCGTTCAAGATATGGCTCGTCACTGACTCTGTCCATTACAATACGTTTGCGTCCCAGACGCTCCATCATATTTAGAAACCACTTCATTGCGTACCTTATTTGCTTTGTGCCGGTAAGATATAATTGTACTCGGCGATCCCAGATTTAACAGTGATTTGCATAGCGCCATCATCGCTGATTCGCATAGTTTTGTCGCCTACTAATGAAAGTATTGACATCACTTGCGACACTGGCCAGGCCCAACTACGTTTCAATGCTCCAGTCACACTGGGATAAAACACAAACTCACCGGCGTGTGTCGAATGGTCACCAAAACTAAATTTTAGATCGCCGTTGTCAATACGTACTGTAAAGTTTGGCTCTTCGCTGTTGGCTTGTGCCTGCATCTTGAGTCGTTGAATGCTGGCAACTGTTGGCTCAAACTCAATGTGCCAATTCACTCCTTTGAACTTGGCAGTTTTAAGCTTTTCAGAAACAATCTCGCTGGTCATAAAACGATAGTCGTTTTTAAAGTCACCAATTTTGTTTTCAAAATGTAGTCCCACTGGAACATCAACATTGTTGCGATTTTGTCGGGTAACTGTGATTTTAGCATCTTCTCGATACTCTTGTAAACCCAATAGAATTTTGAGTTTGTCCAAATTTGGCATACCAAATACACCAATAAAATCTGACACTGGGCCAGCAAACTGTCCTTGCACAACAACGCTACGGTCCTCGGCCAAACCATCAATGGTAGTTTCACTGTCAGTGCCAGTAATTTTGACCAGGCTGATGCAACCTAAATCGTGTGTGTGACCTACTAGGTCAAGTAAATGATCTCTCATACGTTCTCCTTTAATTGTATTATATAGACAATGTTGTTAGTAAGCAAGTATTTCGGCTAAAACTTGACCACCACGCATGGTTGTCAACTCTCCGGGTTTCTTAACTTCCAACCAAGTATTTGCCGCATCGATATGATGTTTGGCAAGTACTTTGTAGCCCAATTCGTCAAGCGTTGTTTGAATACTGTGTCCAGGTGTATAGCAGTTGTAAAAATTTTCAGCATTTCTGACCCCACCGGTTCTATCACAGTCGTTATAGGTAAAAATAACTACACCGCCTGGTCGCAGTTTTTGATATATTTCTTCTAGATAACTGTGTATTATATTAATCGGTTTAAAATTAAAAAAGTTGTAAACAAAACAAAATCCAATTTGGTTGTCAGGAATTGATTCCAGCAACGGATCACTGGAGTATTCTGGGGCAGTGTACGTTCTCAATCTACGTTGGTAGAATCCATTAAATTTTGCCACAGCCGGTGCCAAAAGTTCCGGTTGTTGATCTACAAGATACAATGGATCTAGTCCCACAAGATGATCAATCCAATTCTCTTCTCCTGGTCTAATTATTAATCCAGGCCAGCGCCAGTCTGTGCATCGCAACAGTCTTTCTAAAATAAATTTTTCTGACTCGGGAGTCAACGATAATTTTCGAGAAAGTATCCATTCCACTGTATCGTAACGCATGTCTCGATACAGGTCAGCACTATTGCCAAAATACGCTGGCTCCAATTGCTGAATGGCATTTTTTACTGCTTGTTTGACCGAGTCCACGGTGTTGGCAAAATGGTTAACACGATCAGTTAGATCAAAAAATTGTTGATTCACGCTTTCAGCCAAACCATCAAACTGCATTGCGTTTGACAGAATCTGATGAATCACCGGAGTCATGGTTTGCCGCAAAGCCAACTGACTTTGATCAACATCAAACTTGTCAAGTTCCTCAAGATAATTTACTAATTCGCTGATTTTCATGTGAATTCAAATAATGTTTGGAATGTGTTTTCTGTGTTGGTAGCCGCCGCCAGGTTCCATTCCAGTACACCCAGCAAGTTATCAACTTTTTGATCTACAACAGTTGCTTCCATGAGCCCATCGTCAAACGGCAATTCAGTAAACCAAGCAGGCAGTCTTTGCTCGTCAGTGGGGTAACCAATACTTGTCCAGCCCAAGGCATTGCCTTTGAGCTTGCATACAATGGTCTTCATGCCATCTACGATCTGCATACTATAGTTGTCGCCGTTCATCTTGCGCATTTGATTCCAGTTTAGTGCGGCCCTGACATGCCCGGGCATGTTTGCTTTTCCAAGTCTGGCTTCTTCGGCCGCATACTTGGTCAAGTTGTTCACACGCTTGGGACTACCTTTCTCCCATCCCGGCCGTTCTGCAAATTCATATTTGAATTCACGAATGCGTTCAATGATGGCATCTCGTTGAACACCGCCCAGCACAGTATTTAGAATTTCTAACAAAAAGTCTTGAATAACTTTGGGAGTATCACTGCGTTTCAAATCCAAGCCCATGGCCTTGGTCTTGCCTTGCTTGCCTTCAACATCTAGCCGCTTGCCCTCAAGGTCAATGATGTTTACAGCATAGCGTTTCTTTGTGATAAACAATCCGCGATCAGCAACCAGTTCTCGACCTGCCGCAATCAACGCACCCATTTCTCTGGGGCAGTGGAATGCTTGTTCCATAAAGCCCGGGAAACTGGCATTAACTTGTTCGGCAATTGAGTCGTATAAAGCAATGGCAGTTTCCTTGCTCCATTCCATGCGACCTTCCGCTACTTCCTTCTTTAGTGCCGGCCATGCAGTAAAGTAGCAGGAGTCTGTGTCACCATAGATGATGGCTTCACCTGTGTGATCATACTTGCCGGTGATACATTCATTGATGTGTGCATCCATGTGCCGGGCAATAGCACGACCAGTTAGCGTGGTACTCTGTCCAATTCTGTGATCAAAGAACCTACAACCTGGGTTCAAAATAGCACCATACAAACTGTTCAAGTTAATCTTCTTGACCAGTTGACGCTTGTCCCAGAATGCTTCTTCTTTTTTGTCCTTGGCTTCTTTTTTCTTGGCCTGCAGTTCTTTACGCTCGCTGTACCAACGTTCCAACAAGCCAGGAATGATGCCCTTCTTCTCATAAGTCATTATAGTACCGTTGGCACTGAGAATCCAAGGATGATTACTGTCAAAAATTAGTTGCCAAATTTCAGCGGCACTGTGCACACTTTCTTCACCATTTTGCCAGTCAATGGTGATCTCAGTGCCACGTTGCTGATCCATCACAGCAGTGTATTCCAAACTGCCAAACAGGCCCTCCCAAGCAGCCGCAAAACTTGCTCCGTCAGAAATTTTAGTTTTAATATATCGATCAGTCATGATGGGACGCAGTTGTCCCACCACAGTTTCTGGTCCCATGTTCATGGCACGAATCGCAGACGGATACAAGGAGTTAATGTCAACTGACCCAATCCAATCATGCAAGCCCTTCTTGGGATAGGCAACATAAGCACCTGCGGCCTGGGTGTCATCATCTGTGAGTCTTTGCTTGCGATTGGGTACAACCATGCCACGTTCGTGAGCTTCGTTGATGATGGCCTGTTCAGTCACAGCCACAGCACCCATTGTGGTTTGTAGTAGCACAGTGTTGGCATGGGCTAGTTCACACGCTAGGCTCAAGAACTGTAGTTTACGATCCAATTTGTGCAACAACAACGTATCTTGTCTGTTGTATTCAATGAACTTTTTGAAGTGTTGATTATACAACTGATCCAGTGTGCCTTCAAACTGTGTCTTGCGCTCATTGAGTTCGTATTCACCAATGGCATCCAAACTATAACTGTGACGTTCTTCGTAAGTGTATTTGCGATACAGTTGCATATAGTCCATGTGCACACGACCCACCAAGTCATACGTTTCTTTTTCAGCACCAAAACGTTCAAACAATCTCTTTTTGGGCAGTTGTCCCCAGAGGCAAAACTTGCGAGTATCATCTTTGCTCAACACTCTAATACACCTATTGATGGTGTAGGGAATATCATAACCTTCTGAGTTCCAGCCACTCAGCACATCAGCGTCGTCAATCAAGTCAAGAAATGTTTTGATCATGTCCTCTTCTCGATCAAACAAGATGGTGTTGTCAAAGTCCTTGACCAGCTCTTGTGCCGTCTCCCAGGTCAATCCACGCGGAGGCACAGCCAGGGTGACTAGTTGATCCAGCCAGTCTAGATAAACTGAGATGGCTGTGATGGGATTGAATGGATCTTCAACTGGCGAGAATCCTCGCTCTTTATCAAAGTCCACTTCAATGTCAAAAAACGCAGTGTGTAATTCTGGCGCATCCTGATCTTTGTAGTTTTCTTCTAGACAACGAAAGATGGGATTGATGTCACTTTCATAAAGCTGTTTGCCCGACTGCATGCGAATTTCCTTGCGAAACTCTTTGTTGTTGCGTGTGCTAAATCTTGACACTGGTGTGCCATAGATGCTTTGAAATTTGCCACGTGGATCGTCGTAGTAAAAAATATAATTGGCCGGGTACTCTTGGTATGTACGAACGCCATTGCGGCGCTCTACAATATGTATACGATCGTGTTCACGATCAAAAAGTGCGTCAACATAACTCAAATTTATTCCTCCGCTTGTGGCCGGTTAGCCGTTGTACATGCTCTTAACGTGAGCGACTCGTGTATACTTATAGAGTTTTGCCAACAGTTTCTAGAATTGTTTCTAACAATTCATGGTCTTGCTTGGCCTTGCCAAACTCGGCCTTGTGTGCAATTCGAATTGCCTTTTTAAGCACAGCAGGTTTGATTTCCATTTCCTCAGCAATGGCCTTTATGGTGTCATTGAGACCAGCGTTGAGTGTTTCAACTTCGTGCATGACTTGCATGCCTTCGTTGATGATTTGTGTGAGTTTGAGCTTTTGCTCACCGTTAAATGACTTGGTGTCCATGTAGTTCTCCTGTAGTGTGCTAGTATAGCACAGTTATGTTGTTGGGTCAATGGCTGTCTACACAGACTTTACCAGACCGCCGTGTAAAAATACATCTGGAAAATCTGCCACTTGGTCCAGTTCCCGCCTGGCTGCTTGGTAATCTGGGTGACCAGGATCAAATACATCAATGTCCTTAAACTCTTGTTTGGTAAATGTATTCCAATTTAAGATCCTTGTGTACTCCACCAAGTCAACACCAACTGATTTACACATGTCATAGAATGGTGTAATTTCACGATAGTTGTCGTGTTGTAACACCATGCGCAAACTAATTTCCATGCCGTTCTCTAATTTTTTATTGGCAATCCATGACAATGCTTGTTGTAGGTCCGGCCAGTGGCCACCTCGACGTAGTTTTTCATAGGTGCCAGCAGTGGCAGCATCAACTGTGACTGTTATCTTCTTGACTCGATCCTGCAATGCGCCCAGTCTATGCCAGTTCTTTTCAGCCATGAGTCCATTTGTTTGTACATGTAGGTATATATTTGGGAAAGCAACAACATCAACATCATTGAGGAATGACATCAACATGGGACTGGCAAACACTTCACCAGTGGTGCTGATATTCAATGTTATTTTTTCGTCGCTGGGTTGTGCAAACAGGTTGTTTTTTAGTATTCGCCCTAGCTCTTCTAATTTTTTTGTATCTTCAGGAGAATTTTTAATCACCCTGGTTCTACAACTGGGGCAACTGAGATTGCAGGTTCTATCCCCGGCAATCCAAATCTCTCTGGGCATGATCCATTGACTAGAATTGTCTATCAAATTTAACAACACAGGATCATCAAGCCTAGCACCATCAACTAGTTGTCCGTCATTTATTACACCGCATCTAGATTCGTTGCAGTATTCATAGCTGCCATCAGCAATGCTTTGTCTTATTGCCTGGCTGAGATTGTTTGATAAAATATCAGGAAGAGTTTGTTCAAACAAATTCCCCACTGAACTTGGCAGCCAGGCCCTGCAGTCACAAAGTCCCACCTCCCCGTCAACTCCAACTTCTATAACAACATAGGGACTGAAACAAATTTTTCCCTGCAAATTTTTCTTTGCAAATTTTGTACGGGAGGAGATGGGAATAATTTTCATCAATGTTAATGCTCACTTTTGACTACAAAGGTAGCGAATCTCAAAGCCAAGGCAGCAGCCGCCTACACACTCGGTAACGAGTACCGGTCCTAAGGTGTGTTCTTTAAAGTATAGTATACCTCTATTTGATTTATCATTTCTTTAAGGGCGGGGTCAGATTCTGACAGTCGAAGTATTTCGTTCCATTTGGAAATAAGTCGTTGATGTTGTGCAGTATGATCGGTGTCGTACCCAATAATTGTACGATCAGTTTCACCAATGCCACGAGCATAGATTATGCCATTTGCTCGTTCATAAATGTAAGTTTTGCCTGGAGCTAGATTGCTCATCAAAGTCTACGATGTTTTGGTTTATAAGAAATTTTGCTTTCAACTAAGTTGGCACCTTCGGCCACATCTTGCTGACCATACATATCAACCAGTTGTCTAACATAGAAATTATAATAGCCACGTCGGCCATTGTATTCTCTATCTCCCAGCACAGTCTTTAATGCTGACACAGCATCAGTTACTTCCGACCCTTGCATAATTTTCAGTGCGTCTGTGACCAGTGAATCAACTCTCTGTGAAGCTTCCGCCACACCAGTACTTTTGTCTAATTGATCGGCAAAGTGAGCAAGTGCTGGACTCTTGCCTGCCATGTATGCATCTACGGCCGGACCTTCCGCTACACCTTGAGGTTTATCGTTGGGGTTAGTAGTCAACATAAACTCTTTACCCTGATTAAACAGTTTAGCCTGCATTGTTAGTGCGGCCTTGTTGGCAGCAGCTTTGCCACGGAATGAGTAAGGATTGCCTTGTTTGTCTTTGATTAGTTTTCCGTTAAGGCGAATATACCATGTACCAGACTTTTCTATTTTTTCACGACGTGCATCGCCTTCATGATCTTCATCATTGGCACCGCCATCTGCACGATATGCCTGTGAATTTTTGTAACTGTCTTCCGGCACGTCTTTTTTAGCAAAGTTATCATTCTGGAAACTACCAACAATGTACCATTTTAAATCATGGTCAACATCATTATGTTCTACACCCATTACGTTGACATTGTAACCTCGGTCGTCGAACCACGAGTTGGCATAACTTG